GACTGTAGAGCCCTGATGATTAACATCCATGCGGCTAATCTACTTTTACCTGTACGTCTACCCGCGGCTATGACCTTGAATCTAGTTTCATCTTCAAAGACTTCCTGTTGCCACGGTAGTAGTGATACGTTAAGTTCTGTAGTCATTTAATAGTTATATCCGCTGTGGTTTTTATAACGACCCTCGCCCCACAGGAAAGTATAGGTTTATCGTTACCACCATATATAATTTCACTTGGTCCGTGTATTTCTACAGCATGACCGTATGTGTTTGTCTTACCTTCTTTAACAGTCAACACAGGTTCATTTTCATTATTCTTTTTATTTGAACGTATCTTATGTTGGTTGACATGGATATATTTAATAGCCATTAGTAAGTCCACATTACAAAAGGGGTTGTATCGTCAGGATTGCGGATGTCAACATGGACGAAACCACGAGCAACTCCCACGCCTGTGAATCCAAGCGCGATAGCCTTCTCAACGATTTTAAAACGCTGTAGACCGTTGTTGACTTTAATATCTGCGGCAATACCTTGTGCATGAGTTCCTGCTTTAGTTTTCTTGGCTTCGATTGGGTGACTTGGGTCTCTGTATCCTGACGTAATTATAAAGGGAAAACCACAGGCTTCCCTTAGTTCATCTAAACGTGCAATGAACTCAGGTTTAATTTCATTCCTACCTGTGTATTGACAAGCGAACTCTTGTCTGTTGAAGTACTTAGCCATTATTCTATGATTTCCCCTTCATCAATAGCATCTTCTTGGTTTGACACCACTGTAGTCTCTGCTCCTCCAACTCCAGTAATGTTTATCTGTATAGCTGACTTACCTGCACCCTTAATGACATCATTCTCAAATACAGCTGTAGGTAATATCCTATCCATGACTAACTTCCATGCCGCGGCTTGATTCTTATGGTCATCGTTAAGTGCCGCATCGAATATAGAGTCTAGGACTTTACGAGACTTGGGGGATGACAACATCCTGCCCTTGTACTCGTTGATGATAGCCGCATCACCTTTAGGACGACCTCTGGACAAACCAGTCTGACCCTTCTTTCTTGACACCATGTCTGACTTCTTTGGTCTGCCCCTTCTCCTTTTCGGAGTAGCAGTATTATTGTCCATAGGACTCTCCTTAAGTTATCTTAAGTATACTTAGGGACGCGTTTAGTATTTAACTTTAAAGAATAATCATTAAAGAATAATATCTAAGACTACTTAAGTATCCTTAAGGCTTTAAATTAATCTATACTATAAGTATATTATAGCATATTTAGAACTAAATGTCAAGTACTTTATTAGCTTATTTAGACCCGCGGACTAACTTTTTAGTTCCATAACTAATAGTAATACTTTTGTCCTTTTGTATTAATAGTTGTCATACTTAAGTACCCGTCACAATACGTAAGGAAAACAATAACTTAGGGGATAAACCTCGGTTAATTCTTTTCTTTTAATTTTGGCTTTTATTGTATACAGGTGGATACTACATAAGATTACACACGTACACGCGCCCCCCCGCCCCCGCGGAAATAGTGGGATTGACAATTGCAAGCCGCGGGAATCCATAGGCAAACAAGCGGGCAGGTACGCCTACGGGCAAGCGTGTGTATACGTGCGGGTACACACAGGCGTACACAGGCACACATACGCACACGATACGCACACACAGGCACACCTACGCGCCTTACGCGCACAGACGCGCACACAGGCATTGCAAAAAACTTTTACGGCTCAATCCCTTGCTATCACTGGGATACAGCGGTTTATGCAAAAAAATATGAAAAAAAATTCAAAAAGTTGTTGACAGTGGTTTGATGGGTCAGTATAGTGGCAACCAATCGCTAGGAACAACGGCTGATTTGGGAGAAATACTTAGTGTCTACACCGCGCCATAGGAGTGGTAGTTAGATAGACACCGGAAATCTACCGCCTAGCGACCTCGGATATAGCGTCAGGGTTTCGACCTGTAGAGATTTATTCTGTATGCCTATGGCTTAGAATACATCGAAGACATACTAGCCGAGCGAATAACCAAACGGGTTAATATGGGTTATCTGCTTGCGGTGATGGTGCTTCGGCACTGGTGTTAAACAACGGCTACCAACCACTCAACATATCGACTTGTAAGGTTGTTCACCATAGGCAATCGCTTGGTTGTTTATGGTGAATAACTTTAATGGTGATTTTATGAAACATTACAAACATAGCTATACAGAATTGGCTAAGATTGGTCGCAGGTACTACGGTGACTCTAATTTCTGTTCAGTGTTAGCGGTTGCGGTTGTCGCAGATATTTCATACGGCAAGGCGTTCCACGCTTACAAACGCGAGGGCAGACGTACTCGCACAGGTACTCGACAAATGATGCAACATCAGGTCTTAAATCAGTTTAAATTGAAATCAGAACGCGATTACGACAAGACAGCTATTTACTCAGGCAAAACATTAAACAACGTCTTAACGGCTTGCAAGCGTTGGACTGGTAGATATCTGGTATACGTTCGAGGTCATGTGCTTGCAGTGCGCGATGGTATATGCGAGGACTGGACTGCTGAGGGTTCAAGACGTAGAGTAATTGCAATATACAAGGTGAGTTAATATATCAAGCCCCTTGAGGTGAGGGGGTTTTATTATATTAATTTAACTTTATGAGGTGATAAAATGTTTGAGATTAAATTTGATACTATGAAGCTGATTCTTGAGGAGGATATTAAAACAGAGACAGCTAAATTAGCCCTTGAAATGGATTACTTAGTAACTGGCGATATTCAGACCTTTAAGGAAGCCAAAGAGCAACACCAGATTTTGAAAGGCATTAAGCTTTTTTACGATAAAACTTTTACTGCGATGGATAAACACCATCTTGAATCGTTGGTATATGACCACCCAGACTACAAACCACTGGCTAAGAAATACAGCGAAATCTGGAATCAACTTTTTGAAATGTCAGACGACTACTTTAACGAGTGGAATGAGTTGCAGTATAAATACAACTACAACGAAGAAGAGATGCTTGGATTTGTCATAGGTTAAAATGAAGCTATCAATAACCTTGAATACTCTAAACAAGTTAAAAAGGTAGCATAGTTAATTTATCGCGCCTATTGGCTAACAGTAGGCGTTATTAAATTAATTAAACTTTTATAGGTGATAACATGAAAACAGACTACGAAATTGAAAAAGAAAACTTTGAAAAGCAAAGAGACCTTGAGTTAAAACAGGGCAGGGAAAAAATGACATTCTCCCTACGGGGCAACAATCGAGACTTCTACGCGTGGCAGTGTGTCAAGTTTGAAAATAGCCTAGCGCACTACGGCTTTGACCATGTAGCAACGAGGGAGCGTATACTTGAAGAAGGTTTAGTCTTCAATAAGCACAGTATCACGCTTGGGCATCAGTACGGTTATGACCTCAAGAACTTCAACAGTAAGGAGGAGATGCTTGGGTTTGTCATAGGCTACAACGAAGCCATCAACAACCTTGAGCATGACAACCGAATCAAAAGCGCACAATAGGTAGTAAGCACCACAGAACGCCCTGTGTTCCCTTGTAGGGCGTTTTCTAGTGTTTATTAGTAGGTATGTATAGGTTAGCCGTAAAATGGCTTAAAACGGCTTAGAATTAATTTAAAATAAAATGGAATAAAATTCCGTTTCAATTGTTTACTGGGTACAATCAATAAATTAATGGTGAATAAACAGTGAATATTAAAACAGTGCAAAAGTGGTTGGGTAAACGTAGACTGGATAAAGTAGAGAATATATTTGTCTCCGAGTGGATTGATGGCATAGGGATTGAGATATTCCTTAAAGAGGGTTATATAGTCGGGAGCGGTCATAACAACACTGTCATTGATTACGTCAAGCAGGACTATGATACTTGGCAGGATATTAAAAGTAATATATTATATGAATTTAACTTGATAGAAGAGGTGTAACATGAATTATACAGCGGAACGCTACTTGGCGTTAAAACAGTTTGAACGGGAGCAAAAGCGCGATAAGATACGCGCGCTATTGTGGAATGTATCCATTGGCGGGTTGTATGCTATGGTAGTGATTCAAGTATTTACAGGGGTTATATCATGATGTACACAATATGGGTCGGAGGTGTAGAGGTAACTCCGCACCTAACGAATAGAGAGGAAGCCTACAGGATAGCCAGTAACTGGCGGAATGACGGCTATACTGACGTAATAGTAGAGAGGCACAAGCCCTATGAGTACCATTCTTAGACTATGGCGTATATGGGTTAAAGCACTTGGTGAGAAGTCAGGTGCTAGTGACCGCGAGGCTGATTACATTGCGATTGTGCGTAGTGTGATTGTAGGGTTGAATTTTATTACCTGTTTGTTTATAATTGCAGGTGTCATTCATAATTGGTAAAGAGAGGCTAAGACAATGAGTAAAGACTATCAGGAACAAGCGCATCTTGAAGATGTAGCAGACAAACAGTACAATATGCAACAGTACTGGCAAGAGTTAACAGACTATGAGCGCGGAGAGTATGACGCGTTAAATGGATACAACTGTGACCCCGAAGAAAGCGACCAGTACAAACAAGGTTTCGCTCAGGGTTACGAATACGCACAACAAATGGGAGCAAATAGTAATGAGTAGATATGATGATTGTGGGAGTTACGATTACAGTGATTACTGTGAGGGCAAGGGGTACTACGAGAGTTACGTAGAGAAACCTTTTGACGAAGACGAGGCATCACTAAGACGAATTGAAGCAAGAGAGGAGGCAGAGAGAGAAGCAAAGCTATACCCGCCAATAGGCAAGCATGAGATGCAGAAAATAATACAGGAAGTTAAAACAAGACTAGGAGCAAAAAGTAATGATTAATGCAAGTATATTTAACAAACTATTAACAGTGGAACTAAGGAATGGCGTAGGTATAGACTTGGAGTTTGTAGACTCAAGACCAGTGTGGACTTACAACCACTTAACGGAGGAACACAGCACGATGCCCTTTGAGGGGGTCGTAGTGTTACTGCCTTTCCTAGTGATAACCTATGGAAGACCATACAAGGAAATTGAAGATGAGTAGATGCAAAGCCTGTGACGTTATACTGACCGAGGCTGAACTTAGGAAGCGTGATAGAGTGACAGACGAACACCTAGACTTATGTGCAGTTTGTCATTCAGCTTCAGACGAAGCGATAGAAGAGAACTGGGCAACAGCAGAGGAGAGAGAAATAATTAGGAGTAATAATTAGTATTCCTACATTACCAGTACCTAATTCAAATTGACTATATAGGAGTTGCAATCGGTAAACAAACATGATATACTATACATATGTACTTTAGTTTATAACCTTTAAAGATATATTCTAAAGTATACTTAAGTAATCTTTAATTAATAACACAAAGGTAAATTACTATGGCAGTACTAGAAGGTAACGTAGCGTTCGCAAACCTTGACGAACACGAAGAATATCAGGGTCAATCAACTGGTAAGTATTCACTGGTCTTATCCTTAGAACCAGAAGATGCAGATAAACTAGCCAGTAAGGGTGTCAAACTCCGAGAGTACGAAGGTACAGCACAACGTAAGTTTAGTACCAAGTACGAAGTACCAATGTTTGATGCAGAAGGGAATGAGTTTAATGGTCGATTGACCAGAGGCTCTAAGGTACGGGTTAAGTATGCGGAAGGGAAACCTCACCCAGTACATGGAACGTCTACCTACTTGTCAGCTATTAAGGTTGTTGAACTCGCAGAGCCTATGGAAGGTGGCGGGGACTTCTAATGACTGACTCGCATTTTGTTAAACATGAGCCATGCCCTTCGTGTGGCTCAAAGAACAATCTCGCGAGGTACTCCGATGGTCATGCCGTCTGTTTTACAGGCGGTTGTGACCACTACGAGAGAGGCAACGGAGAGGTTGTAGAAAGTAAACCCAAAGCAAATAGGCGATTAGAGATGACAGGAGTAGTAGCATCAATACCCGATAGACGTATCTCAGAGGCAACGTGCAAGAAGTTTGGCGTTACAGTTGAGTACGATACAGAGGGTCAGATAAGCAAGCATCACTACCCATACTTTGACAAGGACACAGGCGCGCAGACAGGGAACAAGTCACGCATAGTAAGCAGTAAATCATTCTATGCAAGCGGTACGTTCGACAACGTGGGTCTGTTTGGTCAGCAAGCGTTTAAAGGTGGTGGTAAATACATAACAGTAGTAGAGGGAGAAGCTGATGCCCTAGCGGTATCGGAAATGTTTGATGGTAAGTGGGCTGTAGTGTCAATACGCTCAGGAGCATCAGGCGCAGTGAAGGACATCAAGCAGAACTTGGAGTGGCTTGAATCATTCGAGAACGTAGTCATCTGTTTCGACAGTGACAATGCGGGTCAGGAAGCATCTCGTGCGGTGTTAGATTTATTTACACCCAACAAAGCGAAGAACGTAAAGTTACCTGTAAAGGATGCAGGTGAAATGCTGAAGGAACGCAACGTGCAAGGGTTCATCAGGGAATGGTGGAACGCTAAGACGTATCAACCAGATGGTATCATCGCAGGACTAGATACTTGGGAGTCCATCGTAGCACAGGAAGACGTTAAGTCCATTCCGTATCCGTGGACTTGCTTGAATGAGATGACCTATGGTTTCAGGGAGAAGGAACTAGTAACGATAACCAGTGGTTCTGGTATGGGTAAGTCACAGATTGTCAGAGAGTTGGAACACTACTTACTAGGTGCAACAGATGACAACATTGGCATACTCGCATTGGAAGAAGACATACCTAAGACTGCTCTAGGGATTATGAGCATCGAGGCAAACCAGACTCTACATCTGAGCCGCGAGTTTAGCAGGGAAGACAAAAAGGTATTCTGGGACAACACGTTAGG